CTACAACATCGTTGCCCCGAGCACTCTTCAGTTCACATCCTCCCCATACCCACCCAATGGTGTGTCAATCATCGTTCGCAACTTTGGCTACGCACGAAACGTCGCCACGTTCAACGATGCTGTTACCTTTGGTTCTGGGATCAACGTCACTGGTAATGCTGGAGTCACCGGAACAGTTACGGCTGCTGGCTTCTCTGGGCCGCTAGCCGGAAACGTTACTGGAAACGTCACTGGTAATGTGACCGGAAACCTCACCGGAACGGTTCAAACGGCATCGCAGACCAGCATCACCAGCGTCGGTACGCTCGGGTCTTTGACGGTCTCCGGTAACACGACGGTTGATACTGACACTCTTGTTGTCAATGCCACTACTGACCGAGTCGGGATCAACGTGGCAACACCCACGGTCGATCTTGATGTCCTCGGTAGTGCCAAGTTTGGCGGCAACGTGGCCATCACCGGGAACATCTCGGCGGCTAACCTCGCTTCTTTGGCTGGTGGTCTGAAGCAGGTGGTCAGCATGTCAACTTCAACGCAGACCACTAATACCACACAGAGTTCTTACCTCGATGCCACGGATCTGCGTCTGTCAATAACGCCGACATCTGCAACGAGCCGCTTGATTATTCTTGCTTCTGTAAATGCAGGCATCACAACTCCATCAACTTGGGCTGGCTCAGGCGGAGTGAGTCTCAAGATTCAGGGCGGTATTGGTGGAGCTCCTACCGTCTGGAGTGACGTTCAGACCTATGGCTACGCTGTAAGCGTGGCTGAGAACAACACTTCCGCTTTCGGAGTGGTAAACACGGCATCTAATGTTTTTCTGTTTCACATCGTACCGGCAGGAGCAACTCAGACAGTCACTTACAAAATCCAAGTGGGCGCCTTCGGAACGGCCAACCCACTTGGCTTGAATGGAATCGTCAACTTCCATCCATCAGCAGTCAGCGGCATCATGATCCTTGAAATCGGAGTCTAAACCATGCCAACTCTCACCACTCTTGACCCAGCGATGACCTCAGGACTCCTGAAGACATCCAACAACCTCTCCGAAATCAACACCCAGGCTGCCCGCGAATCCGCCATGAATGCCCTGTCGCTGGAGACAGCGATCCCCGTGGGCATTGTGCTGCCATTCGCTGGGGCCAACCCTCCTGGGGGATGGCTCCTGTGCAACGGCCAGCCGCTCAATATCTCTCAGTACGCTGAGTTGTTTGCGGCCATCAGCAACACCTACGGTGGCGACGGGATCACGTCTTTCAACGTGCCTGACCTTCGTGGGCGAACTGTGGCAGGCCGGGACCTGACCCTGAGTGGGATCTATGCAGATCGCCTGACTGCCGCTCAGTTCGGCAGCGATGGCCGATCCTTGGGTCAAACCGGGGGTACTGAAGGCCACACCCTGACCACTTCTCAGATCCCCGCCCACACCCACTTTGCGGTGAACTCTGATGTCACTTCTAACAACCCGGCTGTTGCTGTGACCAACTCCAACACCATTGTCCACGACAATAACCACTCGTCGCAGGACTCGTACCATCTGTCTGGATCGGCTACTGCTGCCGATATTGGCCTGACCAGTTCTGTCGGTGGCGGCACGGCCCACGCCAACGTCCAGCCGACGATGGTCTTGAACTACATCATCAAGGCCAAGTTCCAGGGGCGAGTGTGATGAACGAGCAGCTCCTTATTGCGTTGGGCCGGCTTGAAGGAAAGGTTGATGCTTTGCTGAACTTGCAGAAAATGCAGGAAGAGCAGCTGAAAAACCACGACGACCGCCTTAGGAAGCTTGAGGAACACAAGCACTATATGGTTGGGATTGTCGCCGTGGTCGGTGCAGGGGTGTCCCTGGCTGTTGCCGTGCTCAGTCGTTTCATCAAGTGAGGAATCATGGCTAGCGACAAACAACTCCGAGAACTCTTTGAGAACCTGATCCAGGACCTGTCCAATCGCATCAAGAACGGCACGGCTACCGCTGCCGACCTTGGCGTGGCCAGGCAGCTGCTCAAGGACAACGGCATTGATTGCAGCCCGTCCAAGGGCTCACCCGTGTCCAAGCTGTACGAAATCCTGCCGTTTGACCCCGCCCAGGACGACAAGGTAGCAAGCTAAAGAGTCATATGGAAGACATTGATCCACGCCTGAAGGACTTCAGGAACTTCCTGTATATCGTCTGGCACCACCTTGGGCTGCCCAAGCCGACCGAGGTTCAGTACGACATTGCGGAATACATCCAGAACGGCCCTCGTCGTTCCGTGGTCATGGCCTTCCGCGGCGTTGGAAAGTCTTGGATCACGTCTGCCTACGTCTGCCATCAGCTGCTGCTTGACCCGTCCAAGAACATCCTGGTGGTCTCTGCCAGCAAGGGCCGAGCAGACGACTTCTCGACGTTCACCCTGCGCCTGATCCAGGAGATTCCCATCCTGAATCACCTACTGCCCAAGGAGTCACAACGATTCTCCAAGGTCGCCTTTGACGTGGGCCCAGCGCCCCCGCAGCATGCCCCCAGCGTCACCAGCAAGGGCATCACCTCGCAGATCACGGGTAGCCGCGCCGACATCGTCATTGCCGACGACGTTGAGGTGCCTAACAACTCGGCCACGCAGAACATGCGTGAGAAGCTGGCGGAGTCGATCAAGGAGTTTGAGGCCGTCCTGAAGCCCAATGGTAAGGTCCTGTTCCTAGGGACACCCCAGACAGAGTCCTCGATCTACAACCTACTGCCCGACCGTGGGTACAACATCTGCATCTGGCCCGTGCGCTCTCCCTCGGAGAAGGAGAGGGCTAGCTACGGAGACCGTCTATCCAAGTTTGTGTCGGCACTGAAGCCCAGTCAGCTGGTCGAACCCGACCGCTTCGATGAGAAGGAGCTCCTGGAGCGTGAGCTGTCCTATGGCCGCTCCGGGTTCTCCCTCCAGTACATGCTGGACACCAGCCTGAGCGACCAGGACCGCTACCCGCTCAAGCTCAATGACCTGATCGTCATGGACCTGAACCCCGAGATGGCCCCGCAGAAGCTTATCTGGGCCTCGGGCACCGACCAGGCCGTCCAGGACCTGCACTGCGTCGGGTTCAACGGGGACCGCTACCACAAGCCAATGGCCCTGGTGGGCGACTGGATGCCCTATACGGGCTCCGTGATGGCAATCGACCCCTCAGGCAGGGGCTCCGACGAGACCGCCTACGCGGTCGTCAAGATGCTCAATGGGGTCCTGTTCGTGACCGACGCCGGCGGGATCTCTGGGGGCTATGGACAGCCTGTCCTGGACAAGCTGGCCGGCATTGCCAAGGCCCAGAAGGTCAACATGATCCTGGTAGAAGAGAACTTCGGCCAAGGCATGTTCGCTGAGCTCCTGAAGCCAGTCCTGGCCAAGGAACACCCCTGCGTCGTGGAGCTGACTCGACACTCCATCCAGAAGGAAAAGCGCATCATCGACACCCTGGAGCCTGTGATGAACCAGCACAAGCTGGTCTTCGACATCGCAGCCATCCGAAGGGACTACCTATCGACCAGGGACCTGCCTACGGAGAAGGCCCTGCACTACCAGCTCATGTACCAGATGAGCCGAGTGACCCGCTCCAAGGGGGCCCTGGCCCACGACGACCGTCTCGACGCTCTGGCCATGGCCGTGGCTCACTGGACCGAGCAAATGGCCCAGGATGCAGACAAAAAGATCGCCCTGAACAGGTCCAAGGCCCTGGACAGGGAGCTGGAGAAGTTCATGGACGCTGTTGTTGGGCGGAAACCCCATGGCGACGTGTGGATGAAGGTCTAAACTGACTACAGTTGTGGGTAAATGTAGTGTTTTTGCTCCCAAAACAGTGATGGACTACCCTACGGATTGGGGGGTAGGGGGGCCTCTGGGGGCCTAAAGTGTACCTAAGGTATGACTTTAGGTATGACCTAAGGCACTATTCCCTAAGGGGTTACAAACAGGATCATGATCCTAGGTAAAGCAATGGGTAACCTTGGCTTGGCCTGTAGTAAACGCAGTGATTACCACTAGAGCTGTCCTAAACGGAGCGATTAGTACAGATGAGCCACACTCAACCGTCTTTTGTTCAGATCGGGTGTCACACCATTCCCATCCTCCGGGCTGAAATCAAGGACTACGGTGAGTATTGCACTGATCTGCCTGGGCCTAAGATCACCATCAACCGCTCACTGGGGCCTAAGGCTGCCGCTATGACCCTGGTCCATGAGCTGATCCACGCCATTGCCGACCAGTACGGCTTTAGCGAGACCGAGGAGCAGACCAAGGTCCTGGAGACGGCTGTGTGTCGGTTCCTGATGGAGAACCCTGGGGTCTTGCAAGAAATCTTGGAAGGTCTTTCTTACGTCGAACCAAAGACGTGCTAGGATGACCCCACTTCCGCACGAATCATTGTCTCTCTCTCTCGGGGCTCATGGGCGTAAAAGCCGTGAGTCCTTTTCGCTAGGACACCCTTAGGACCCCCAGAGATGGGGCTGTCAGGCAGGGCTGGATCGTATAATGGCAGTATCCCGTGTGTTACCGGGGGTGGGGGTTCGACTCCCTCTCTAGCCCTGCCACCTAGCGGACCTTTTGGTAGAAAAATCTGAAGTCCAGTACGTCATGGTTATCCCGGC